TCCCTGGAATCAATTGCTTCACGGCGCTTCACTGCACCGAGTTTGTTTGCAATACCGATGATGTCGTATGTATGTGCCCTGAGCGTATCCATTACCTTGCTGATTGAGAGTAGGAAATAAAGGGGCAACCATGTTTTGCATAGCTGCCCCATTTTAAACTATAGGCAATCGATTATGAGCAAGGGCAACCTTGGTGAATCACCTGATGATACTTGGCTGCAGTAGCCGTTCCACCAAGGATCGCGCAAAGTGCGGTGCTGATCGTTGTACCCAATGATGCTGACTCGGCAGTACCACCTTCCTGGATTACGAGCCATAACACATGCTTTTTCAGCACGGCTCCACCACTTTCCCGGTTAAAGGAAGGCAGATCGCCGGTGTCGATGCTGTAATAAGGAATTTCAACCACCAGGTATGAAGTGCTGTCGCTGTCTTCAATGCCGTCATCGGTAGTCCATCCACCGAATTCGATGAAGTCAGATCCACGACCGAAGTTGATCCTGTTGGCGGTGGTGATCGCTACAGACTGATACAAAGTGTTCACCTTTGTCAAAAAGTCCTGTCCTGCAGTATTTGCAGTAAGGACAAGATGATTACTTGAATTTGATGCTGTAACAATTGCATCCGGATCAGCATTGATTTTGGTCACGAACTTATCCGTGAAGGTTGATTCAGTCCAGGTTGTGGATGTCAGGTAGTCAACCGAGTAGGTTTTCGTCTGCCATTCACCTGAAGTTAAATCCTTCCAACTCAGCGTGATATGGTAAGTTGCAACGTCACGATCAGTAAATGTTTGTGGCAATACAGATGTAGTGATAGTGTCAACTTCCGCAACAGCCGTTTGTGGACAAAGTACTTTTACCTTGTCAATGCGGTCGATCAGCGGCCAGCTAATCAGAAACGACTTATCCGTTTGATCATCCGTGAGGGTGAGGACGCCGTCTTCGATGCCATAAGTGAGGGTATCGCCGTTATTTAGGACGATGAACTCCTTTGGCTTTCCGGGCCATTGCTGCACCGGAGAACAGTGCAGGTTATTAGGGTTTGTATCCATTATTTTAATGATTTTACTATGTTAACTGAATTTGTGTGTCTTTATTCGTTTCTGCTTGCGTGATGGGCCTTCGCTCATCGAGGTTTATTCCGCATTGTTTATCCACTGCCCTTTTTATAATCCTCCAGTCGCCACCTTCGCCAATCTCAGGAGATCCGGTAATTGTTGCCAATACTGTTGGGTTCCTGTAGTAAAAGGCATCTACCGTGGCAGGAGCAGAGTAGCAATGAATAGTGACTTTTTTTTTCGATGCGCCGGCATCATACCATACGCTGTATTTCGGATGGTCATTGTCCGGCTTGCGTAACGGATTGTAAAAATCGCTGCGCTCATTCATTGAAAGGAATTCGATGTTTCGGGATTCTGCGGTATTGCTACATGACTGAATAAAATTTCCACGAAGGCTGGCAATCCACCGTGCACCACCCGGGAAATTGGTAGTATCGATGTAAAAGATAACACCCGTAAGTGTAATCCCAATAGCCGGACGTAACAACGGAGCAAGGAGTTGGATCGCACTTTCATCCTTTTCGGACAGCAGTTTAATCCATTCCTCAAACAGTTCATCGTAGGTTTCGTTGAGCAGGCCAACCATTTCGGTATCATCTACCATTGGCGAAGCCGACTCAACGAGCTTACGATTTATTTGATCAGCTATTTGCTGCCACGTTTGCATCCTTTAAAAACTTTGGTTTCAGTGAAGCAAAAATATTAGGTTGATCCTTCAGCCAAACTACTACGGCATCAAGATCCATCCCGATTCCGGCATTCTCGTATTTATAAACGCCGTTATCAAACTTCAACATTCCTTTCATCAGCATGCCTGCAACAACCAAATGATAATCAAGATCAGACGACAACAGCTTGTCTTGAACGTCCTTTGAGGTATATAACATGCCTTCCGTATGTGCGGGGGTATGAACCAATTCGATAAGTGCATTTAGCACATCATCGTAACCCATATCTTTTCCGGAAGCGCCAAATAGATAACCGAATAGCAATAGCCGATCCGGTTCCATTTCCTCAATAGTGACCTCCATTTTACGAAGCTGCTGGCGATTAAGAGTATTCTTTTTCGCTTCTTCGGTAGCATTAACCATGTAAAGCAATTTCCGCTTTGGATTTAACCGGTCATGCCCCAACCATGGTCCTCCAGGCTTAGTATCACCGATTAAAAATTCATATACTGCCTTATGCCACGGATTCCTTGGCTCACCTTTTTCGTTTACAGAGGTGTCCAACTTATAATCCTTATAGGCAAAAACGGTAAATGATTTCGGCTCATTTGTCCTGGGATCGATAAGTATCCGCATGGTACCATTTCGATCCTTGTAAGCACGGAAACGCTGATCGCCAGCCGTCACCTTATTATTGTGGCTTTTAAACCACTTGATCCAGATTACATCTGAAGTAGAGGATGCTGCCAGGGCTTTGGTCTTGCTTCCTCCTGTTTTTGTTGCTGTTTCAGCCATGATGATTTTTTTAAAAAAGGGTTAGTGAATAAACAAATTGAAAATTAACCTACGCAGTACCACGCTGCCACGCCATTAATTTTGCGTAACACCGTCATACCTTCGGAAAGCCATTCAGCAGAGTAACCGTCACGGGCGTTGGATGAAAAAATCTTCATCGGATCGATCGGATTTACCATACCGTCAACGATTTTGCAAATCAGGCGACGGTCAATGCCGTTTGCCTTCTTCACCTTACGCTGCAGCGTAGGAATCTGCTTACCGGTGTCGCTCACACTCATGTTGCCGTCCACAAAGAAGTAGGATTGGCCAAGCAGCGATAATCCTTCATCATCGGTATCGTTGTTCAGAGGATCGGTAAGTACCGGATTTTCGAATACGGTGATATCGCAGTTCAACAGGTGAACCGTAACAATATCCTCACCAACGATCACTTTCCTTCCGGAATCCATCGTGTAAACAATACCACGGTTTCCATTATGGAGATAATCATTTGCAAGCAGCCTGTACCATTCAGCCACTCCGCCGGCACCGGTATGTACGGTAATTTTTCCACCGTTGATACCTGCGGAGATTTTGAAGTCGCGGATAAAATTCAGCAGCTTATCGCGTGTCAGCGTTCCTTTTGCAAACTCATCCGTCATAGATGCGCTAATTTGCTCAAGGAAGCCGTTACCACGGATGATCTTTTTGGAATCCTTATCGGTCTTCTGAGAGAATCCGTCAGTGCTCATGGTTGTTTTACCAAACCATGCATCCTTTTCAAGTTCCCATAAAAAACCACCGTCCTGAGAACCGAATTGATCCATGAATTCCTGCGGAGTAGATCCAATCATCCACATCTTAGCGGCTTTCGGACCGTTACCTTTTTGAATCCAGAGGATTGAGGACGCTGCATCACCGGTTACTGTTTTGGCAGAACGGGAGATAGTTGTCCAGTTAGCCATCCAGTCCATAAAGTTCTGTGCTCCATATCCTTTTTCGCTGTACTCCGTGTTGGAGTTTGCGACCTTACCCATGCGACGGCCTCCATAAAACTCAGAACTGTCGATGGTATCGGTTGGATCACCGGACATCAGTTTGAACGGAACGCGGTACCCTTTCACGGTTTTCACACCGTAGTCATTTGCACGAAGCAATGCAGTACCGACTTTATATTCCCATGTAGGACGGGCGTAATCTTCTTCGACCTCCACGTAGATGATGCTGTCACCAGCGCCATCACCGATCGGGGCGGTATCTGTCATGGTAAGCGGACGATCCTTTCGTCCCATAACAGGAAACTCAAACTTCTTGTCACCAATACCTTCTACATCAGCTTCAGTGAATGGTGCGGTAATGTTGGTGAGGGAATATTGCGGCTGCGTCATCAGCAGGTCCATCGCAATTTCCGGGTAAATAGTATGATTGGCGTAAAGCGAATTCATCGCTGTTATTCCGTCCGGATCATACGTTCCCTTAAAGATTTTTATTTGTGGCATTGTGAGTCCATAATTAACCCATACATGCAGTTAACATACACATCCCCATGTAAGAAAGGCTATGACTATCCTTCGTCTTCCGGATCATTCCACCGGTTAATGTCGAAGGTGCCTTCTTTGGTGCCACGAGTGGCAACCTCAGTAGCTATTCTTTGGTTGTAGCTTTTATTCAAAATCTTTTCTTCAACATTTGTCTTGTAGCTCGACTTATGCCCACGCCTGAATCCATCCGTCCTCTCACCTGTTAGAAGTTTGTTGAGAATTTTCTTACCGAATTTCGCAGCAAAGGCGGCCTCGGTGAAAAATTTGGGATCGTTGCGCATTTTAGCGACTCCATCGGGATTTTTAATCATAGCCTGGAACTCTTTAAGCTCTGCAATGAATGGCTTCAATGGGATTCCGAACATAGTTTTTAAGTTCAGAACTTCTTCCTTTACGCCATCAGAAAAATGTGATTCAAGTTTTGCTTTGGCTTCTTGTTGTTTGACGTGAGCATCCACGATACGTTTCCTGTAAGACTTTAGGGATGACAATATTTCGGGAGTTTGCGTACCAATCCAGTCTTCACCGTAAAGATCTACATTCTTTTCGATGTAGGTTTCGGCATCATTTTCTTCCCAACCCTTCTCCTTTACAAGCCACGTTTTTAATAGCTCACGCTCAGGTAATTTCATTACAGCGTCGATTCCTGCCGTTGGAGCAGAAGCACCATTTTCAGCAGCGACAATCCTTTGTTTTAATAAGTCGATAAGTTGCTCAGGATTCTGAGCGTCACCTATCTCAAGTTCTTTTGAAATGCGACCAATCAAATCAGTAGCATCAATTTTTTGATCTTTTTGATCTGATTTTTCCTTTTCTAACTCAGTTTCGGCACCACCATCATCATCAAGAGAAAAATCATTGTCATCCGTACCTGCCAGTTCCTTCAGCACATTGTCTTCATCATCATTCATTCCTGCACCATCATCGGTACCTGGCACTTTTACTTTTGGTTCACCCTTTTTCTCAACTGTTACTTTATTCTGTGCTCCAAGGTCAATCTCTCCAGGTTTTTCTTTTTCTTCATTCTCTTCACCATCCGGATTATCATTCCATCCTTTGATGTCAAACTTGCCTTCAGTATTTTCTGCAGGATCATGTTTGCCCAAGACAATAACGTCATTATCTTCATGTACTTCATCTTTTGATTGATTCCCTGGTGTCATGACTTGCTAATTTTCAGTTAAAGATATAAACTTTATTAAAACAAAATTAGATTTTCTGCTAATTCAAGTTGTGTTATGGCAATGTGCCAGATCTCATAATCATTAATTCCGGCAGTGATTCGCCATTTATACGATTCTAAATTGAACATTGCGCTCATCGGAAATACATTAAAATTATGATTCCCTCCATGTGGAATATCCGGATCAATATATGGTCCAGACATTAACGGCTCTTTTGATAATGCAATGACCTTGAATGTTTTAGCATCATATACATAACAACCCATGTGATACTGCCGGTGAATCTGACCTCGCAAGTGCTCAGGATATTGAATGCGTGAATGAAAGAAAGAATAATAACGACCACCATAAAGAACAGGGCATGTACCGCCTCCAATGTCATTGCCGAAGCCCCAACGCCACCCATCAGGAGCAGGATGATCGTGCCGGCAAACTTCCGTGAGTTTTGTGCCATTGACTTTATATACCACATGGGGAGCAACTGAATAGACGGTGTACAGTTCATCATTCTTCTCGAAGAATGTCCAGTTTTTTTCCATCCTTCGACGGTTCGGCTTGTCAAGAAACCTTGCATGACTAATTTCCTGATCTTCCGGATAGACAACGCACAGTCCGATTGCACAACCATCAGCATAGGACAGGTGCAGACCACCCTGATAAATGAATAAGCGGGGATCTTCCGCAAAAGAATCGCAGTAAGGAAGATCAAGCAGCCAGTTAGTGTCAGGAATTGGTTGCCACGAATCCTTATCAATCTCACACATTGCAATGCGGGTATTCACCGTCCACGGCATTGCATCTACACGATAAGCCATATACAACCGATTACTGTAGTTGCAAACAGACCCGTTGAACCAATTGGTGACTTTGATTTCCTGATCTCCTACCATGTAGGACTGTAACAGTTTAGAACTATCAACCTTGATCGGTTTACGGTCCCATCCATACTGATCCAGCATGCTTTTTACCGAAATATACTTTGATGCATGTGACTTTGTTAACCAGGTTTCTTCTTCCAACCGGCGCATCACAATCATGTAATCATCTTCATTCTGCGCCAGTGTTACTGCACGTTTGATCAGATCCCTGGAATAGTGCATGAAAGCACCATGTACATTTACTACCCTGCTGAGTTCAGGGGCAGCCTTGTAGCTTTCCAGAATCCGTGAGATTTCATTCTGTAGCAACTTATGTTCTCTGTAGTCAGCCATGTTACCATTTTAATGCAGCATCCGAAGTATCATTCCATTTCACCTGATCAGCAATCCTTGGAAGGACAGTCAGCACTTTCATGTCAGGCAGCGACCTTTGCATGAGCGCACAGTCAATGGCTGCGTAAACATCACGTTGTGACATAATCAAATATTTTACGGCCTTTCGCGTGAGTAAATATGCATGTGTGCAAAGAGGATATTTAACATCCCACAAATCACCTTTCAGTCTTGTTTTTGGCTTTCCGAGGCAATGACAACTTCCTACATACATGATATCCCAATCCGGCATTACGTCATCCGCATCATTAAGCGCCTCAATTATTCTGGCATACCAATCTTCTACCAGTATCACGTCCCCTTCCACAATCAGAAATAAATCATGCGGCAACGCAGCCGCAACGGTCCACGCCATGTAGTGTGACATCACATTGCCAACGTCCTTGGCCCCAATATGGTAGTCCGTGCCAGGATTATCGTATTCATAGGTGTGTTCAGTTTTTAACCCGAACACTTCTGCATTGATACCATTCATGTAATGCACATTGCTTACGCCCCGCTTGTTCAAGTGTTGTTCCAGTCGGGCACGTTCTTCGGGACGCTCAGATAGGGTAATAGCAATTGTTTTGATCAGTGCTTCCCGTCCATTGCTGATACTTGTGTCTTTCATGTTCAATCCAACTTCTGCGCGTTCAAATTTTATCAGTGCATTGTCATACACGCGAGGACTTGACATATCGTACATCACTCCGGAGAGTGCCGAGTAAGTACCACTAACATAAATCAGGTCATGTTGCTGCCAGTGAGTAGGCGCAACGTCTTCGATGATATAGATTCCTTCCGCACATAAACGTGGCTCCAGAATAGCGAGTAATTTTTGCTGATCCCTTTTCTCGTGAGATGCATCATCAATGATCAAGTTAAATTCAACATTCTTTATCTGATTCAACCATTTGTCATTGTATGCATCAGCGGTAATTAGTTTGATACGATCATGTTTCAAAACGGCATCTACAAATCGATCATTACGATTGTCAACGCCAATTACAGTTGCATCCGGAAAATATTCAGCGAGGGATAACAAACAACCACCGCCATATTCATTGCAGCCAACTTCCAGAATATTAGTTACTTTTTGTGTAGCTTTTAATTTTGCAAACCATAAATCATACAAATAACCGTATGTGTGATGATCCAGTCGATCTGACTTTACTCCATACTGCTTTTCAATTCTTCGAACTACGTCGCTGTACGTTTCTTCCATGCTGCTTATTTTTTGAGATTAAATAATCATGCTCCTTGTGGTTGCGCTGCAGGTTGACTAAATGCCGCCATTTCCTGCTTATTGGCCATTTCTATTTCCTGTAAATGCTGATCGTTTTGCAAAATACGGTCTTCCACGGATTCATTCAACTTTGCTTCTTTATTGATAAGCGCAACATTCTCGGATCCTGCTTTCTGTGTCTTCGCTACTGTAACCGGAACAGTTGCCTTAATGAACAACTCTTCCTCTTTTAATCGGTTTGCATGTGCGGCAATCTCATTACCTTGCTCCATAACGGCAATTTTAGACTGCTCGATTTTATTCTGAGTCTGCCTGATAATATTAACCGCATGCTCTAATATCACTTCCGCTTCAGCACCACTTTCTGCATTATAAGTTTTCACCAGTTCAAGAATCATGGTTGCATCCGTAGCAAGGGTTTTCTCCATCCATCCCATAATGTACTCTTTTTCCTGGTTAACCTTGGTTGATGATTGCAGGTATATACCAGCTTCACAAAGTTCAAAATCATTAGATACCTGAAATACGTGAGGCATTCCATCACCACCGATATAACTCTTTGTATCACCCGGTGACCATAGATACCTAATCAGATCAGCACAACGCTGTAATCCGGTTTCAGTAAAAGTGCTCATAACATCAAAAACCGGCTTTGTCATGTACGAGCTTTGAATTAGATTGCTTTGTACTGTACCTACCGGTGAGGTTGAGGCCGCCTGGCCACTTCGTGCGGAAGGAACACCTGTCATGCGTTCCGCTGTCTGCGTCAGCATAGTTGACAATGCAATAATGTATTGAATAGAAGCACTTGGTCCATAATCTACTTCACCGCCAGATACTGATCTGCCTGGTATATCACCGGCGCGTATCTGCTCAACAACAAAACCCAAAACCTTTGCAGAATAAGCAACATCCTCCAATTCCATGTTATCCGGTTTCCTTTCAGATGCATATCTCGTTGCCTTTCCACCTGATTGTGCAAGTAAAAAATCAAGCGTCATCATGCAGTTGCTATACAACTTCTGAACAGGATAAGCACGATTATAAAATGAATGCCGGCTTAACATTCCAAAATAAGAATATTGCAAATCCATATGATTACCCTGCATGGGAATCTGATTGCGACGGCGTAATGGCTTTAATACAATATCCTTAGAAATCTTTACCAATTCCCAAATTTCATCAATCGTCTTATTGTTGTAAACTTTATCATTATCTGGCTCATACGGCATAGCAAGAAATTGCTTCTCGCTATGTGCCTTTACCTCAATGTCAATAACACGGTAGAATAATGTTCCGTTAATATTTGTAACACAATCGCCATACCTGCTATTCCAATCACCGATAGTTTGTGTTCCATCTGTAAGAGAACGCTGATCATCCAATAGTTGCTTCCTTTGCTTTGTATTAAGACGATAACCATACCGGTGCAATATTTCACTTAACGGCATCAACACATCTTTACCCATAAATGGCGATCTGCGATGGATAGTATCAAAGATATAACTGCCTTCACCGCGCTGAAAAATACAGTTCTGTATAGGAATATGGCTGATAATCGGATCGTCGTTGATTATATCAATCTTTCCCATTACATCACCATTAATAAGGATATCATACAGGCATTTTGCTAACTCATCTTGAAATCCATAACGATAATACAGATAGTTCAATCCATATTTCAGGTTGATTTCCAGATAATCACGGATGCTTTTATTCGGCATGGATTTGAACTGCTCAGGAATAACATCCATCTTCTTATCAATCGGAAGTTTCATTCCAAGAATTGACTCCGCTTCAGACCATATTGGCTCCAATACCTTTTCGGCAGCAATCATTCCCATAAGATTCATCTTACTCGAATAGGCATTTTTATTTACTCGAAGTACGCTGAATGGGACCGGCCTGGAGGTGTGTTCACCTACCAACCGCTGTATCAGTGGCTCAAGTAATGGATAGCTGGCTGCTGTAAATGGCTTTGGTTTATCATCGCCGTAAGTATGTGTCAAATACTTCAGTTCTCCAAGGTCAACATTACCGATGAAACGATCAAAATTCTTTTGGTAATTAAACCTTGTGTCGTTCCATCCTTTTGATGATGAATACTTGCTTACCGTATTGGTAATGTCAACGGCCCACTTCTGGCGTTCTTCATCTGTTGTTGGTACTGTAAGATCTGCGATCATGACGCTTTGTTTTGAGTATTCATCCATGACATCTTCCGAAACATCTTCCGTTCGCCTTGCGACCTGGTAGAGACTTGCATCGGTATTCCCATATCATTAAAACTGTAATGAACTCCAAGAATAGACTCTTTTTTATCTTCTTCATCCCCTTCTTTTTTGATTGGTACGCCAGACATATCTTCTTCATAACACAATGCAACACCTGCGGCGCTCCCCAGATCACTATTGGCTTTGCCAAACAAAGCTATGTTTTTTAAGAAACGTATGTCAAAACAATTTTCAATATGCGGAGATTGTGTCCATAACTTCAATCGTTCTGCAATAAGCTCTTTCTGGTCCTTGATGTTATAACCGTATGCATCTGCTTCTGATACAACCTTACCGTTTACTCTGGGGAAGATCTTAAGGTAATCACGTCCATTCACCTTCTTTGATTTCAAAAAATACTCTTTGAGCATTTTGTTATGAAACTCTACTGCAGCGCGAGATTGCGTGTAAACGGCAGCCTTCAATGCTTCATCATGAAAATCATCAAGTTTTGACGGCCTTCCAAGGTAAGTAAGTATCGGAATACGACCTATCTCATTGTTGTTAATAAATCGGCGCCATACAACGATTCCACCTTCAGAGTCCGACTCAGGCGCTTCATCCTTAAAATAATCATCAACAGCTGTTATGTCCGCATCCGGATAAAGATGATTGATAGGATCATATGTCTTTACCCACAACCCACCTGGTTGTTCTATAAAAAAAACACGGCCGGTAAACCGGTACTCCCTTCCTATTGATTCTCGTTCCCATGTCAACGAACCGGTTTTCGCTATTGCCTTCAACTGCGGATTTATAGCAATTCGCTCAATCTGATCATTAATCGCCTTAACATCCACCTTTGAATTCATCGTAAGCAGGAACAACTCGCCTTTATTGGTTGGATTATTCTGAACTTCTTTATAGTAAGAAGTCTTGTCGTCCATTTCCATCAACGGAGCACGGACGGCCATTATCTTTTTTAATGCTCCTTCCTGATCGCTTATACCTGTTTCAATATCCCAATAGTCACCATACTGCATCTGTGCAGGTATCAATATCTGTTCAAAATTGAACGCTTCCGCAAAAGACCAGTAGTTTTCAAGATCCGTGTTTTTCGAATAACTGATCTGGTCCACCGTACCAAGAAAAATATGAAACCCAATTATCACATCACCTTCCACAAAACAATCCTTTGTGTCACCCCAATAGGCTGACATGGTAACCTTCTTTCCAAATGTCCCAATTTCATCCGTTACCCCAAGACTGAAAGCGCCTCCTTTCCAGATGGACGGCTTCGGTATCTGCGAAGTGTACAGGATAGATTCTGATCCGAGTGTGCGCTTGCCCCACGGTGAATCTACTTCCATCCCCAGTTTTCGCGCATCGACATTCTCAACAGTGAATGGTTGCGTCATTTGCGGATTGACAGTACTCAATGCCGTTGCAAACTTCTCTTTGATTTTTGAAAGTGCTTCCAGGTCAGGAGTGGCATAGAAACATTCGGCCTCTGTATTGAATAGCAACTCATGTTCAACGATGGATGTGATATCATCCGATGCACCTTTACGCCGTCCTTTCAGCAGTATTGCGCCAATACGTTTGCTTTCCTTTCGAAGCTCATATATCTTTTGGTGCAATTCATGATCAAGATCACGGTACAACGCATAACTGATAATTTTCTTTTTTGAATATGGACCAGGATCGAATTCTTTATACCGCCGCCTTTTAATAGGCCTGTGATTTAAATGCCGGTAATAGCTTCCCGGGATCCATACGCCGTCAGGTGGCTTGTACCCTTCCTGGCATCGCCTGATTTCCTCTCTCCAATAGCTTTGATATTCCTTACTGTCCTCTCGCATCGGCGGCGGCGGATCAGCTATGACAGGGCTATATTTTAAGCATGGTTTCATTCTGCCGCTGGTGCCGTGTTACGTTCTGCTACCTTTTGCTCTTCCATGACAACCGTCAACATACTCGGTTTTCGGTTCTTTTTATACACGATATTATCAAAAACTCCATCCGATATACTCTGTTTCAGATTTTCAAGAGCATCTCTACGAAGCTCATTCAGCGCTTTTAGCGACTTGCCAATTTCAGTTATGGTTTCAACGTCAACACTTTCCTTCATCCTCATTGTCTGCTTATAAATCTGTTCATCATAAACCTGCACCTGTATAAAATCAGAATCATAAAAGTGATCCCTTAATTTTTCAATGGCATCAAGTATCACCGGATCCTTTTCCCATGCAATATGCTTCTTCCGGAACTTGTCCATATTGACGGCCTCGATACGGTCCCGTTCATTATGATATTTTGACTGATATGGACTCCTTACGTCATAGATAGCAAGCATCCATTTCATCGCCTCTTCTCCATACGCCTTGTTCTTCATGATACGCTCAAATGCCGGAACCAGAGATACCGCATCTTTGAATAATGAAAATCCAAGCGTCTGATTGAATTGATAAAACATACAGATCAGTTTAGGCTTATTTCAAAATAGATGACCTTTCGCTTCTCGGTTATCATTAAAAACCGCTGCCAGGGTATTCCACCCATGAACATACGGAGATTGTTCTGAATCTCTAACTGATACTTCAGCATTTCAAGCAGCGGATCCTGATACATCAATACATTGCTTTTTTCTTCTTCTTTTTCTTCTTTGCCATAACACGAAAGTAAGAATCTTTATCGCACTATTTTATGACCACCCTTGCGTATCCATGCCTGACGTACTGATTCATCTGATTCTGCATTTGACATCATCGGTGCGCTATCACTTTTGAAAACTTCCGGATAATGGTAGCCACTGGCCATTATCTTATCATGTTGTGGTTTGAGAAAAATCATGTCCGTGAATTCCTTCGCTGTCATGCTGCCTGATATAGCAAGTTCATTACTGATATCTTCTCTTATTTTTCCTGTCGAATGAAGCGCACCAGTACTTTTAACATTCTTGCGGCTAATACCTATCCGATTTGTGAATTGTTTCACGTGAAATACGCGCAACCGCTTTTTTGATTTTTCCATGGGATTACTTTTTCTTCGTTCCAGGTGCCGGCACCCAATACATATTCAATTCATTGCCGCTCATGAAAGTGAATACCCCCGCAATTTCACCGGTCATGTTCCGCTTGAACACAACATCGTCACCGCCTACACGGTAGATTGAGATTACGTTTTTTACTACCCCCGCAATCCGGCTCCACCCCTGCGGATTACCCGTAATATTCTCTCCATTGCGCCCGATCAGGCGATATCCGTATTTCTTACTCTTGTTCTTCCATATCTCCAACCTGGGAGATTCCATTTTTTGCTTTGCCATAAAATTTGTTTTAGTAATCGGTTAAAAAAATCGAAGTTCAAAACAAGGCCTGCAGCGTAACTTACTCCACCAACACAGATGAAGCATCCCACACTGAAAACCCCAATACATTAAGCGAACATTCACGCCGTCGCCGCTTTTAATGTTCAGCGACATGTCACCAACCAATAATTTACTTCTTGCCATGAACACTAAATTTTTTGGGTTTAAATACTGTCGGAATACCATTGCGCATCCTGTCCAACAAATCTTCTACATCTTCTTTACGCACATCAAATTGAACAGTCTCATAGGGATCAGAACTAATATACTGCGCCGTACTCGCAGTTATCGAGAAGTGCGTTCTGAATCGTACCAAGTAATGATCCATGTTACTATTATCTTTCATGATTATTTTTTACATTTTTCGTGAAACATAGCCAAATTAATCCAGCATGATCTCGAAAATATGACGACTCCGCTTCATCGTTTTCAAAGTTCCTCCAACAATTGTAACCCCCCCCCCATTATCCCGCAACAAATCCTTATGGCTTCCCGGTTTCGTGATCTATGATTTTGAACACATGATTTCCAAGATAAATCAAATACGCCCCATTGTAGTATAAATTACCATACTTGAAGGTGCTGTATGCTTCCACGTCAAGCCTTACAAGTTTGCTCGAATGAAATAGCCGATTCCACAACCGGTCGAAAAAAGAAACGATCATTATCATGTTAATCTTCTTTTTGCAAACAGATAAACCTACACCGCCGGATTCCTTTCCCATACTGATAGCTTTATCGCAAAATCCTTATCATCAACCCCGTAAACCCCTTGTCCTAACTTGATGATAACCTCACCCTTAACCAACTTCCGTATTGACACCTGGATTGACCGGTAATGCATCCCTAACCCACTCTCCCATTCAACCAGATCTGCCTTATGTATCGTAAAGATACCATCCTTATCGCAACGATTCATCAACACATACAGCAATACCCGCAACGATACCAGTGAACATTTGCTCAGACGATCCCACAAATCAACATATCGGTACAACTCAACCTTCCGGTTCACCCGGTCTATCGACACCCGACGACGTATTACCCTGATCCGACGGCCATTCACGTTTGCGCTCTGTAACCTCGATCCACTTTGTCGCTTTACCATAATGAAAAAATATTTGTGATACCCTGTATGTACTACTATTTACCTTCACCAACACCCCACCACTTACCAATTCCCGCATTCTGGACCACAACGACCGATCATCCATCATCAGCCCATTCTCCCGAACCTTATCCCTATGCCACTTCGTAAAGTTTATTATCCCGGTCGAAAATTCTACAAAACCACGCGATATCAAAAAAATTAGTACATACATGCTCTTCGGCCCAACTTTATTAAATACCTTCATCCATTCAACATTGTGAGTCTTCATCATTATGAACCGCTCCTCCCTTACCTGCTCTACCGTCTTTATGCTCTGGCTTAGTACCTCGCCAGTACCTAAATCCATCGTCGTATGCGTGAATATCTTACGCTTCTTTCCTCCCATTTGGCGATTTTGTCAGCACAATTATACTCCTTTTTTATTAGCAGTACATAAAAAATGTATCGCATAGTACATTTTATTTGTACCGCATAGTACGTTTTTTATATCACACTTTCCCCTGAAACACCACGCCAGTAAGCCTCGTAGCACTCTGTTGATTAATCAATAATAGAACCTTTTTCCTGCCATACTGTCACTTTTAACAACCACAACACTCAAACCATACCCCCGCCTAAAATTTTGACAAAATTGAAAGACACTGCACAGAGAGGGTAACCCCCCCCGGCGGCGCGGCGACCAGGGGCGCGGACGGCATCCCCCCGTCTTTGCTGCCAACTTTTGCAGCCAATAGCGCAAAACACACCGACCAACACGACCGACACGAAAACTGACAGACGGAACCGGCCAGTGAACGACTGAAACGACCGAGCGGCCTGATCCTTTGCCCTGATCCAATTAAGACCGAGTAACCCAATGCGCATGACTTATGACTTTCATCATGTGATGATTGTCATGAGCTGATCTTTGTCATGCTTTTGCTCCAATTATGCACGTTCCGACCTTCAGGCCTGACAACAGACGAACGATCTCGAAGCAGGACGATAGATAACACACACCAATTCCTGATGATGCAACCACGCAAGCAGGAAACGCCAACACGATAGCAATTTCACACGACCAACAACACACCGATTGATCCATGACCTGTTCACACATGACCGATTGCAATCTGTTCACCTGTTCATTTTTGTTTTCCTGATCCCAAAAATCAGCCAGACCTAAAATTTGAAAGTTCAATAGCTGTATTCCTTCTCCACATGGAGATTGCTCATTCAGGCAAATTGTACAAAACGGATCAGAATCTTATCAGAAATTCAAACAACCGTAGGGCGAAAGTTCAATTTTGATTGAAAAAATTATTGTGGTGAAAATCAAGTAGTTGTAGAGGTTTTACAAATATAATTTAGATTGTGAGAACAATGTTGAAAAGTTGGTTGTAAATTGCGATGAAATCGGGAACAAAAACCGAGCAAACGCTATGAACTTAGAAGCAATTAAACAAGCAGTTCGCGCACACAAACCAGTGCATTGGAAACAGGGTCACTATGTAGTTTACCACGACAGCCGGATAGATGAATGGTACATCAAGTGTTTAACCAACGGCCATGTCATTGGCCTGACATGGAGCGATGGAAAAACCATGAACGGACTCCCTGATGACTTTTACATAGGGGACGGTTATGGCAACAGGTTGGAGTATTTTGATGAGCAGTTAGAGAAGGACGTGCGGGCTGGTAAATTTCCGAGAGAGGGGGCGATGGCATATCTGATTGAATCTCATGATGATGGCAGAGGAGATCAGTACTCCAGAAGTATTCCAATGGAGGAAGCAGAAGCAAACGCCAAAGTGATGGCAG